TTTGAAAAGAGCGGTAGCACAACTTACACTTATAGTTTTACATTTAGCTTGACCGCTGAAAACAGCGGGGAGGGTGGTGAATAGTATAAGTTTCAGAAAATTATATGTGGACTAATTTAGTTGATTAATCAATCAAATGATATAATAAATGCTTCACACAGGAGGTGAAATATGGATTTTTTATTAGATATAATAACAACAGTTACTTACATTGTTACTGGTGCGTCTTTAATAGCTGCTTGGACTCCGTCTCAAAAGGATGATAAGTGGATAGGAAAGATGTTTTCCTACATAGATTTACTTGCACTTAATTTTAAAGTCAAGAAATAAGTAAATGGATGCGGTTGCGATAATAACCGAATTAGGTTTTCCTGTTGCAGCTGCATTCGGACTAGGTTGGTTTATATACAAATTAATAATGCGTATTGTAGACGGCATGGAAACTAAACTCGATGTTGTTGATCAAAAGGTAGCAGAACAAATATCAGCAATAGAAGAGCGTTTAGGATCTAAACTTGATTCTCAACACGGTATTCTGGTAGCATTAATTGACAGAGTGCGAAGTTTAGACAACGAGATTATAAGGCAAGATACTCTTATAAAAACTATTCTCGGAGTACCACAGTTAATAGATAGCAATAAGATTGCTAAGGCGGATAGAGATGACCAAAGAAGAGATTAAAGAAGCCAAAGAAAAAGATTTAATAATTAAAATTGTATCTTTGATAGGCATAGTTTTATTTGTATGTATATTTGTACAGAATGTAAAATCAGATGAAATGGTACATAAATTTAAGTCGCCTTCTTTTTCGGGTATAGGAACATCAGCTCATTATTTAACTATAGAAAATCAACAATATTCTAGGCGTATGACCGTGAAGGCAGAGCTGAAAGCATTGCAAGATGAAATAGAAAGAGACAAAGAAAATACAACACTTGCAAGATTTATAAGAAACTTAGAGTCTAGAATATATGCACAGTTATCTAGACAGCTTGTAGAGAATCTATTTGGAGAGACTCCCAGCGATAGTGGTGTTTTAACTTTAGAAGGAAACACTATAGAGTATAATGTTGTAGACGGAATAATAACTTTAAACATTACAGATTCAGATGGTAATACGACAACTATATCTCTTCCTATCGGGAATTTTGCTTTCTAGCTGTGCTTTATTATTTGACCCAATAGAAAACAACATACCCCCGTTACAAAGAATAGAGAAGCCAGAGATTGGATCTCTTCTTGTATATGAGCTTGCATCAATAAAAAATGCAAATAAGGTAAAGCCAGTTATAGCTATATACGCAGGATCTTTTACAGACCAAACAGGGCAAAGAAGAAGTAATAGCAACTATGCAACATTCTCAACAGCAGTAACACAATCCCCAGACGCATATCTTATAAGAGCACTTAAGCATGCTGGAAGTAATAATGACGGCTTTTTTGAAGTTGTTGAACGTGTTGGATTGGACAACGTAACAAAAGAACGTCAAATAATAAGAAGTACACGAAAAGAATTTAAAGAAAATACACAATTACAGCCATTAATGTTTGCAGGTTTGCTAATGCAGGGTGGTGTGATATCTTATGAAAGTAACCTAAAAAGCGGTGGTGCAGGTGCTAGATATCTTGGAATAGGAATGTCTAGACAATATAAGCAAGACACAGTGACTATATCATTAAGAACTGTATCTGTAAGTACGGGAAAGGTTTTGCTTGAAGTGTTGGTAACAAAGACAATACTTAGTGCATCTATTGATAGTGATGTTTTTAGATTCATAACTGATGCAACTGAGCTGGTAGAAATTGAGGGCGGTTTAGTTAGGAATGAGTCTACAAACATAGCATTACAAACAGCTATAGAAACCGCAGTATTACAAACAATTAAGGAAGGTGCAGAAAAAGGATATTGGAGCATTTATGAAAACATTAAAACTATTAACTGCGATGATGATTGTGTTTCCGCTATACGCGGCTGACAACGAAATATATGTTGACCAATCAGGAGCTACAGCTAACATAGATTTAGAACAACTAGGATCATCTAATATTATTGGAGGTCTTAATTCAATAGCAGGAACCCTCACACCACTAGATCTTGATGGACTTAATTTAACACTTGATATTAATCAAATAGGTAATACTAATAAATTTCTAGGTGATATATATGGCGATAACGTAACGGGTTTTTTTGAGTTTGACGGCGATAGCAACACCTTCACAATTCAAGCAGATCCAACAGATACTTACGGCATAAGTGGTTCAGATTATAATGTTGATGTAACTGGAAATTCTAATACATTTACCTTAGATACAGGAGTAAGTGCACTCAGTGAAAATCTAGATCTTGATTGGATCATCAATGGCGACAGCAACACATTTGATTTTGATATAAACTATGATGGTGCCACTAACTATGTAGATGTTGATGGCGACAGCAATACAGTTAATTTTACAGGAAGTGGTTATGCAGGAGGATATTTCTACCTTGATCAAACGGGAAACAGTAGAACCTTCAACATCATACAGTCTTCAACTCTTGCTTCTGATTGGTTACAGATTAACTCTACTGGTTCTAATGGCACTATTTGTGTCGTTCAGAACGATGGCGGAACCTCCACAGGCTGTTGATATAGGAAATATATCTGAGCTCACGGGCTCAGCACAGGTTATAAGAGACAAGCCATATCAGGCAAAACAAAGATTTGATATACAGCAGAATGATGAAGCTATTACTACTAATGGTCGCATGGCTATTACCTTCCTTGATGAGTCTCAGGTAAAGTTAACAGAGAACTCAACTCTAACTATAGACGAATATATATTTGACCCCAACCCCAGTAAATCAAAAATGGCTATTACGTTTGGACTTGGTACTGCTAGGTTTATTACTGGCGGATTAAACAAAATAGACAAGAACAATATAGATCTTAAAACGCCAACAGCTAACATAGCAATTCGCGGTACTGACTTTACGGTTACTGTAGATGAGATAGGCAGATCATTATTAATCCTTTTGCCAAATGAACTGGGTGTTGCAAGCGGGGAAATAATAGTCACCACGGCAATAGGTTCAGTAACTCTTAATAAACCATACCAGGCAACAACAGTTGATGTCTTTGAAAAATCTCCAAGCCCACCAGTGATACTTGACCTAACTCTAGACCTGATAGACAACATGCTAATAGTAACGCCACCAAAGCAAGAACAAGTAATAGAAGACTCTATTCAGACAAACAAAAAAAGCATTCTAGATTTTGATGACCTGGACATAGATTATCTGGAAGAAGACTTTTTAGATTCTGATAAAGATCTAGAGTTTACAGAGCTAGATATAAACTATTTAGATGTAAATTTCTTAGAAGACTTATTAGATGTAATAGATGCACTACAAGAAATAAAGCAGGAAGATCAGCTAGCCCAAGACGCAACATCTATCAATATAGTTGGAACTAAATTTGGTCAAGATCTAAACACACAAATAACCTCTTTTGTAACAGGAGAGGTGTTGACCATTATGCGTAGCGTAAGCGATACTGCTAGGTTAGATGTAGACTCATCTCAGAGCTATACTATTATCTTTTTACAAGACGGCACTTCTAATATTATTAAAGTAAACGGCGGAACAGGTAGCACTATTAAAATCACTCAAACTAATTAATGAAACGTATACTATTCACAATACTTATAATACTAGGAATGCCATTAGTATTTAAAAGCACTCCTACAGAAATACTTAAATTAAAAATATACGATGCTTTAGTCAAAGAACAGGATCCATCTGGTTATTTTACAGTCATAAATCTTGATGAAGATTTTATAAATCAAGAGGGCGGATATCCAGTTCCAAGATCCAGGCTTGCACAAATAAATAAAGATATATTAGATGCTGGTGCTTTGGGGGTGGGTTGGGTTATTGCATTTCCTCACCCAGATCGACTCGGGGGAGATAAAGAATTTGCAGAGTCTTTACAACAAGGTACATCAATATTGGCAATGTTTGAAGCCCCAAATCAAATATACCCAAAAACAGTTGGAACTGTAATGCTGGGTACAGGTAAAGGTGGTATGTTATCCAAAGGTGTAGTTCAAAATACTAACAACCTTAGAAATTATATACAACAGGGTATTGCAACTGCACCTACCGATATAGACAATCTTGTCAGAAGAATACCTTTATTATTAAAAACACCTGACGGATATGTTCCCGCGTTTGGTACGGAGGTTTTAAAAGCACTCGTTGGTGCAGATACTTATGTCATCAAAAGCAATGAGCTTGGCATAGAAGAGATAAGGGTGAAAGGATTAGATCCTGTTAAAACAGATTCACTGGGAAGAAAGTGGATTAGTTGGATAAGAACACCAGAAACCACATTGGATGAAATGAATGTTCTTAATAAGTTTGTTTTTATTGGAGTTACTGCTCCAGGAATCTCACCACAAATAGCAACCCCAGTTGGATTATTGGAACCACATAAAATTCAAGCTGCATTATCTGAGTCAATTCTTGTAAAAAACTCTCCAAGGGTTCCAGATTTTGCTTTGGCGTTGGAAATTGCAATTTTTGGAATTTTCGTGTCTCTGACATGGCTTGTAATCAATTATCTTGGTGTTACTAAGGGCATATGTATGGCAGTAATTTTGCTGTTAACCACGGGGCTCTCAGGAGTTATTAGCATTCAAAAAGGGTTTTTGATAGATTTTTCGTGGACTTTTGTGTCTCAGTTTATAACTGGAGCTATTGCGTTCTATTTGAACTTTAGAAAGCAGCATAAATTGCGTCAACAGATAAAAAAACAATTTGAACATTATCTAGATCCAAGACAAGTTAAACAATTACAAAAAAATCCAGACCTCCTGAAACTCGGGGGAGAAAAAAAAGAAGCAACATTTTTATTTACAGATGTTAGAGGCTTTACAAATTTAAGTGAGAAGCTAGAACCAGAACAAGTAACAGAAATTATGAACAAGGTTTTAACAGTTCAAGTGGAATGCGTTCAGGCTCATGGTGGTATGGTAGATAAATTTATTGGCGATGCATGTATGGCTATTTTTTCAGCACCACTATATTTAGATCAGCATGAGAAGAGAGCGGTAGCTTGTGCACAAGATATGAGAACAGCAATAAGACAGTTGCAAAAAGAATTACCAGAACCAATAGCAATTGGTATTGGAGTAAATACTGGATATGCAGTTATTGGAAACATGGGATCACAAACTAGATTTGATTATTCTGCTATTGGTGACTGTGTAAATACAGCTGCTAGATTAGAGTCAGCAACCAAGGAGGCGGGCGTAGATATATTGATTGGCGAATCAACTGCAAAAAAAGTCAATAATAAGTTAAAATTGTTAGAACCAATAAAAGTTAAAGGAAAAGAAAAGCCTTTAATCATATATACAGTTTAAGAGGAATTATGAAAGCATTATTAAAAAACATAGTAGGTGCAGTCGCCCCAACCTTGGGTTCTGCATTGGGCGGACCAATGGGAGGCATGGCAGCTAATATGATATCTGAAGTACTAGGCGTTCCCAACACACCTAAGTCAATACAAAAAGCCATACAAGAAGCAACACCAGAACAAATGCTTGAGCTAAAAAAAGCAGAGCAGGCATTTGAAGTTCAGATGAGAGAGCTAGATGTAGATGTCTTTAGGCTAGAGGTTGCTGATGGACAGGATGCCAGAAACAAGTTTAGTAAAGATTGGACAGCAAGAATTATGGGAATAGCAGTCGTTGGTGGATTTATGGGTTACATATTTCTCGTTACCTTGCAGCCACCAGAGCAAAATAGCGAAGCTTTAATAAATTTAGTTTTAGGATATTTAGGTGGTTTGGCTAGTGCTGTGATATCTTTTTATTTTGGTGCTTCTAACTCATCAAACGATAAACAGGATTAACGCGTGGCTGGATTTAAACTTACAACATTTAGCGGGATAAACAAAAAGATCTCTCCAAGACTTATACCAGAGGATATGGCTCAGGACGCACAAAATGTTTTTTTGGATTCAGGAAGAATAGAAGGCTTGCCAATAGATGTCAATGATGCATCAGAGCCAAGCACGCATCCAGCAAGTGATATATCAGGAACAACAAAGACAATACACAAAGTAACCGCAAATCAATGGCTTACATTTGATGATGATGTTGACATTATTAACAGCCCTATAAAAGAGGACCAATATGGAAGATTCTACTTTACTGGCTATGGTACTTTTCCTAAGTACGGCAATAGCTCTACTTTATTTTCAGGATCTGGTCCCTATCCAACTGCAACATTTAGGCTTGGTCTTCCAAATCCAGCAGCAATAACAAGCATAGCTGTCGATAATACATCAGCAGATCCAGGTGCTGCAATCAGCTCAAGAGCCTATTTATACACAGAGGTTACAAGTTTTGGAGAGGAAGGTCCTCCATCCGCAGTCACCTCAAGCGACATTGTTGACGCATCGAACGGCTCAACCGTAACAGTAACCCTTCCCGCAATAACATCAGGCAACTACTCAATAGCTAAAAGAAGGATTTATAGAACAGATGTTAATGGTGTGTTTAGGTTTGTTGGAGACACAACAACAACAACAGCACATGCAATTAGCGATACTGTCCTGGATGATGTTCTCGGGGAAGAAATAGAATCAGCCGACAATCTTGCACCGCCAGATGATGTAACAGCATCACATCCAGACGGACCAATGTTAGGGCTTACTACTATGCCAAACGGTATTACGTCAGGCTTCTCAGGAAATACTTTACTATTTAGTGAAGCATTTTTACCACACTCATACCCACTTGGTAATCAGTTAACGACAAAAGACGATATTGTTGCTATAGCATCTATCGCCTCGGGTCTTCTTATAACAACTAAAGGCAAACCATTAATGGCTTCTGGAACAGACCCAAGCTCTATGGCTATGGTTGAAATAGATGCAAATCTGCCCTGTAGTAATAAAAGATCTTTAGTAGACATGGGAGAGTATGCGATTTACTCTTCTCCAGATGGATTGGTGCTAGCATCAAATTCAGGAATACAGCTTATAACTGAACAAATAATGACAAGAGATCAGTGGCAAGACTATTACCCAGAGAATGTGGATGGCTACGAGTATGAAGGAAAGTATATTGGATTCACATGGGACGGAACAAACTCCTCCACTAAAAGAGGATTTCTATTTGATCCTAGGGGACAGAAGAATGCTTTTGTTAACTTAGACTTTTATGCAACCGCAGGATATAACGATAGACAAGAAGATGTTTTATATTTGGTAATAAACGGAACTCTTAAAAAATTTGTACAGGGCACAACTCCCAGATCTTATCTTTGGAAATCTAAAGAATTTTATACAAACAGACCGCTGTCACCAGGAATAGCAAAAGTTAGTGCAGAGTCGTATAGCTCACTTACTTTTAAAATGTATGCTGATGGAAATTTAAAGCATACACAAACCGTAACAAGTGAAAATATATTTAGATTACCTGGAGGATATAAGGCTAAATCTTTTGAGATACAATTAGAAGGAACAGACATAGTTAATGAAGTTTGTGTTTATGAGAGTCCACAGGAGATAGTCTAATGGCTAAAACAAGGGGAACCTTTGTTGTACCAAGAAGCTTCGATAACGAAGGCAAAAGGTTTGCTAATTCACTTAATGATTCAATAGCACAGCTCAAAGGCGAAAAAGGAGATAAGCTCGATTCAGCAGTAACTTTCAGAGATCTTATTGATTCAGGTATAGCAAAAAGAAATTTCTCTTTTACGTCTGGAGGTTCTAGCTTTGTTATTATAGGAGGCAGCGAGGATCAGGGCGAAGAGCCAACAGTCCCAACAGGGGTTACAGCAGACGGAGCCTTTGAAAACATATTAATTTCTTGGGATAGTCCATTTTATAGAGGACACTCGCACACAGAGATTTATGTAAATACCTCGGACACTTTTGCAACAAAAACATTTATAGCATCTGTAAGTGCAGCGGTGTTTTCACATCAGGTTGGGACGGGTCAAACAAGATACTACTGGCTTAGAAATGTAAGCTCTAACGGAAAGAAAAGTGGGTTTAATTCTATAAATGGAGTAGAGGCATCAACTGCAATAGATATTGGTGCAGTTATGAGCGAGCTCAATGAATCAATATCTCAACTCCCAGGATTCGCAACATTAAATTCAGACATAACTGTAAACCTCAACTCTCAAACGATAGCACTACAGAACGCGGTTACATCTATAGATACAGCCGTTGATACAGCACAGGCGGCGGCAACATCAGCACAGTCTACAGCTAATACAGCAGCCAGCGATATAACATCATTGGCTTCAACATTAAGCACCCTAACAACTACAGCTACTCAGACAATAAGATCTGACACTCCGCCCCAAAACAGAAACGACAACAGCTCTCTTCAGGCTGGAGATATTTGGATTGAAACTGATAATAATAATCAGATATATATTTATACGGGGTCTTCTTGGTCAACAACATCTTCAGGAGCAGCGTCTTCCGTTGATACAACATTGCAGTCACAGATAGACGCAAACGAGCTGGCTATTGAATCCAATGCCGACAACATACTTTTGGTTGCTGGTGTCGCTGGTGCTACTAATATATCAACATCAGTTAATATAACATCTTTAAATTCAGCTATAACAGACGGAACGACTGGGTTATCTGCTAATGCATCTGCTATATCTAACTTAACAACAAGAGTAACTTCTGCTGAGGGCAGTATAACTACAAACTCACAAGATATAACGTCTCTTACTAACAGCTTATCTACAGCTAATAGCAACATAACAAGCAATGCCTCATCAATAAACAGTTTACAAAATCAGATAACGGCTAACGATGGAGACATAACATCTGTATCATCAAGCGTAACCTCTCTTACTAACAGTTTATCCACAGCTAATACCAATATAACAGCTAACTCTAGTGCTATCACTGGGCTGACATCTAGCGTGTCAACCATAAATGGTACTTTAACTACTGCACAGTCAGATATAACAGCCCTTGAGTCAAGCGTCACAACCGCAGAGGGAAATATAACAGCCAACTCTAGTGCTATTACTGGGTTGACAAGCTCTATATCTACAGCAAATGGAAACATATCTACCTTGCAATCAGATGTAACATCTTTGGAAACAGATCTAACAACCGCAGAGGGAAACATAACAACAAACACATCTGCAATATCTACTTTGCAAAGCTCTGTGTCTGCAAATGATAATGATATAACAGCAATTAATGCGTCTATAACTTCTTTGAATACGTCTGTAAATAATGCAAATACAAATATATCAACTAACGCTTCAGCTATAACGGGGTTAGATACAAGGGTTACTTCAAACGAATCGACCCTTACAACAAGGGCAGCGGCTACCGATGTAACGGCTTTACAAACATCGTTGAACACATTATCAACAGAGGTAGACACAAAGACAAGAACCTTCGCTCAAGGCAGCGTCCCAACAGCAACGTCAATAGGGGATCTTTGGATAAATACAAATGATGATAATAAAGTATATAGAGCTTATTCAGCTACGGCTGATGAGATAGCAACAGGAGAGTGGCAGCTATTAAGGGATGAGGGTATAGTTGTCAACGCAGGAGCCATAAGCACACTACAAAGCACTGTTAGCACTCAAGGCAATAATATAACCTCTAATTCATCTGATATATCAACATTAACAAACAACTTGGCAACAGCTAATGGAAGTATATCTGCTAACTCTGGTGCTATAACTTCTTTACAGTCAACGGTCAGCACTCAAGGCAATTCTATATCAAGCATATCTAACGATGTAACATCATTGGATAATACTGTAACCACCATACAAACAGATTTAGATGCGGCAGAGGTAACAATAACTTCAAACTCTAGTGCTATTAGTGGATTAGATAGTAGAGTTACTACAGCAGAAGGATCTATAACCTCACAAGCTAGTGATATAACAGCACTACAAACATCTGTCTCTGGAAATGATACGGATATATCTGGTCTGTCCAGCTCAGTATCGTCCTTGCAAGCACAGGTAACTTTAAATGATGGAGATATAACAGCTATAAATACTAGCATCACATCGCTTGAGTCTCAAATCACAAATAATGATGATGATATATCTGGACAGTCAACAGCTATTAGTTCTTTACAGTCTTCTGTTAATCAACAGGGAACAGACATAACAGCAAATGCTTCTGCTATAACCCAAATCACCAGTGATGTTAATGGTGTTTCTTCAAGCGTTACACAGCTATCTTCAACAGTTGCAGATATAGAAGGTAATGCAGCAGCAGCCTATGTATTACAGGTAGCAGCAGGGAGCAATCCACCAAGAATCGGCGGCATGGTTATTGAAAATAATGCATCCGCTGGCACAGGAACTGTTGATGTAACTTTTCAAACTGATAGCTTTCAAATAGTATCACCTAATGGTGGTTTTATATCTTCGCCATTTATAGTTAGAAGCTCTGCAACAACATTAAACGGAGTAAGTGTTCCAGCTGGTGTTTATATGCAAGACGCATTTATACAAAACGGAGCTATAACCAACGCCAAAATAGGCAACGCTGCTATTGATGATGCAAAAATTGATAGTCTAAGTGCAACAAAAATAACATCAGACACTATAGATGCGGCAAGAATAGATGTTAATGGATTAATAAGTGCTAATAACATAATTGTTGAAGGCAATCTGTCTACAGACGGACAAACTTCTATCCACGGCGGTAATATACAAACTAGCACAATCTCTGCTAACAAGTTAACAATTACACCCGTAGAGGCAGGCGGAACAGCTGCTGACATAAACAATAACACCACGACCATCGAAGGCGGGAAAATAAAAGCAAACACCATAACTGTAGAAAATGTAAATACAGATAACTTTGCACTGCCAACAAAAGGCGGAAAGAAATCAGGAACAGAAATTGGTGGGTTTTATTATAATGATATGAGACATGCTCATGTAGCAGAGATAGGAACTGGAGCAGGATTCTACACTGGATTTGTAAGAGCAAAGGGCGGAGCAGGTCAGGTCAAAACAGTAAACTTTTTTATATCTGATGGCGATTTTGGAAACAATGGAAGTCCAACATCAAATGCTCCATATGATGTAAATACACACACGTCTACAAATGGAGATACAACAGCACCCAGTGAATCTCAATCCCATATAGTTTATATAACACCATTGATAGAAAAACTACCAGGACACGTTAGTCAATCAAGGCTTGTATCATCTGCGGACACCACTAACATACCTCTAACATTTAGATATGAGGGAAGTGGAACTCTAAACTTTTTTATTAGGGGTCAGGGTGACAGCAATCCAGCCTATGTAGATTATGTGGAAGCAAGGTTTATGAAGTTTGGAGTCAACACTCCTAATCAATTTACTTTTACTGATAAGTACGGGCAAGCAAAAAACACAACAATAACAAGTAATACGCAAACTCTTAGCGGATCCTTCACAAGTGCTACGGCATCATTCCTCACAGGAACTCACACGAGTGCAGAGTTTAGTATCAATGGTGGTGCTTATTCAAACGCAGCAAGGACTGTAAGCAACGGAGATCAAATAACTATACAGCTACTGTCTAGCAGTGCTGGATTTAATACAAGAAATGCAATACTCCAGGTTGGAGAAACACAAGATACTTGGTCGGTAACAACGGTATTCTAATATGATTCATGAATTTAACTACACATACGAATTTGTAAGACTGAACTCAGATATGGTTCATGGAATAAAGGTTATTACTGAGGTTGTTGTAAACATAACAGCCGTAAGAACAGATGATGAAAGCGTTTCTGCAACAAAAGAGGATTGGGTAACTTTTTCACCTTACAGTAGAGTAAAGAGACTTGATGATGAGATGTTGCATATAGATTCTGTTACTAATGACATTGCACTACAGTGGGCTATAGCAATATTTTCAGAAAAAGAAAGCGACCTAAATACCATATTTACTGCTATGATTTATGGTATAGATTATGTACATCCACCAGAGGAATAAGCTTTGATACATGTAATAAAAAGTGATATCTTACAAGAAAAATGTTAACTCAAGTTGATGTAAGAGTTTACTGGGATTCCGTTGAGCGTGGCTTGCGGGAAATAAAAAAAGAAGCAAACCCAGATTGGCGACCAGAGGACATATATACTGCTATAGTAAACGGAGTAGCAGAGCTTTATATAGATATAGAGCAAGAGCCATGTGAGAGCTTTATTGTTCTACAAGAAAAGCCAGCAATGTTTAGTCCAACAAAGTCGTTACTCATTTGGATAGCATATGATAAAAGAGGAGATGCTAACAAGAGGTATATGGAATACATAGAAGAAATGGCAAGAAACAGAGGGTGCAATAAAGTTGAGTTTTGGACTCCGTGGAGAAAACTTGCTCAAGCATTATCTGACAAAGATTATAAAACAAAATTATACATAGTGGAAAAGGAGTTATAATGGGCGGAGGCGGCGGATCAACAACAATACCAGACACAGCATCACAAAAAGCTTTGGCTTCAATAGCTGCAAAAAGATTTAATCTTTACCAACAATATTATGTGCCTTTAGAAAATCAATTTATGTCAGATGTGGCAGGAATGATGGACCCAACAGCATTTGAAAGTGTTGAAGGTTTTGTAAACTCTATTCAACAACCCGAGTTTCAAGCTGCAAGAAAAAACATGCAACAACAAGCTTTCGCCATGGGAGCAGATCCAACGAGTGGTCAGTATCAAGCTAGGGCATCACAAATGCAACAAGCACAGGCTAAAGGAATGGGGCTGGGAACGGCTGAGGCTCTTTCAGGTCAGGTGGATAGATATTATCAAGGCATGCAAAATATAGTAGCTATGGGTCAAGGTCAAGCAGGACAAGCTATTTCTGGTCTGGGAGATGTGGCAAACATTGCACAACAAAGAGCATCAGCTGAAGCTAAAACATCATTTACAAATTATCTAGGAAGACAACAAATGATTGGCTCTGCTGTTGGCATGGGAGTTGGTCTTGGAATGATGGGTGGGTCAGGTGGTGGAGGTAACAATTAATGGCTTTTTATAATATATCTGACTTTACTAATAAAGGCTTTGGTTATAATCCAACGGGATATAATAGTGATTCCTTGTATGTAAATCCTTACAGGCAGGGTGATCAGTCTGCACAAGACATGATGGCAGATTTGTATGAGTCTGAATTTCAAGACTACTTAAATAGATTTTTTCCTGTGGAAAAGGACCTTATAGCCCAAATGACAACAGGATTTGAGGGCTTGCAACAAGAAGAAATAAATAGAGCACAGTCAGCTGTAGCAAAACAGTATGCTAATGTTAGAGGTCAAGAAACCAGAAGACAAGCAGGATATGGGCTAAACCTTAGACCTGAATCGCAAGGAGATTTTCAAAGATCAGAAACGTCTGCATTGGTAGCAGCTAAAAATTTTGCAAGAATGCGATCTGAGGAAAGAAGAATGCAAATATTATCTGGCGGAGGTCTGGGTGCTATGAGCCAGAAATCTGTTGCACAGGAAGGAGGATTGGGTGGCTAAAGGATTATTAGGTGTTGGTAGAGTTCAAAAAGAACAAGCTATGGGTGGTTTGCTTCAGTCGGCTAGAATGGAGGCACAACAAAATATAGCAGAACAGGGACTAAAACAGCAAAAAAAATTAGCCCAGTCACAAACAGCAGGACAGCTTGCTGGTGCTGGTGCAGTCGTTGGTTATGGAGCTCTCGGTGTTTCAGAGGGTATAAAAGTTGGCGGATCAGTCGGTGGTCCTGCGGGAGCAGCAGTGGGTGCAGCAATAGGATTTTTAGTTAGTAAATTATTTGGATAAATTATGGCAGGATTCGCAGACGGTTTTAATTCAGGATTAAGTATGATGCTCTCAGCAAGGCGTTTGTCCTTGTATGAAGAAGAGGCAGAAGCAAAAAGAAAAGAAGCAGAGAAGGCAGATATGCCTATTACTGATGTCGACCCAACTCTTGGTGGATCATTTGAACCAGGTACAACCATGGGGCAAGCAAAAGACATTACCTCATTAAGAACATCAGAGCAAAATATTAAAGCGTCAGAGCAACAAGTTACCGCATCCAAAGCGACAACAGCACTTACCGAAAAAAGAGGCAAACTTATCGATGTGCAACTAGATCCAGAAAGACTTGCCAGACAGGACACAATAGAAAAATTAAATATAGACGGTCTTGGTATTAAGAATGAAATGGATAAGCTTAACTACGAAAACGCTAGATCATATAAGAACGCAAAGCTTGGTGTAAATGTTTTTGGAAGCATGACAGCAGTAGCCGCTGAATCAGACAAGGTTAGAGGCACAGCATCTTATGACGCAGCAATCATAGATATTGCTGGTCAAACTAGGGACGGATACGAGAATGGAGATATAGATATGTTAAGAGTTATATCTCCTAAATTTGTTAAAGCTACACAAACTTTAGCACCAATTATAAATCAAGGAATGCAAAATCCAGAAGCCTTTGAAAACTTAAATCTTGGAGATTACGGCGATTCACTAAATGATTTGTTTTCCATGAAATCACAAAAGTATATTGGAAAAAAATATATTGGAAATGATGGTACTGAGGGAGAAATTACAAAAGTAACACTTGATTTTGATTCTTTTAACATTGACCCACAAAGCATTAAAGGAGGGGGAACTGCTGTATTGCAGGGAGAATTCACATATAAAGATGCGAGCGGAAATGAATATAAAAAAACATCTTTTATACCAGATGCTGGAAAAGCTGTAATAAGGGAAACGCAAGACAGCTCTGATGCCAGATCTGTATCTTTAAATGACATGATTGATTACTCATCTAGTGCTGTTTATTTGGTAAGCGAAGCTATTTCAAATAATGATCCAAATGTATTTAGGGTTGCAAGAGATGCAGAGGAAATTAGAGTTGCCATGATTGAAAGAGATCCTACAGATTTGCAAAGAATAAAATCTAATGCAGTAGATGTATTTCTTAAAAATCAAGAGGGTTTAAACAGAGCGTGGGTTACAGCAAACTTAAACTCTGCTTCTGCAAAAATTGGATCTAATGATGCCAAAGGAGAAGACAGAGGAATTAAATCTATAATGGCTGCTGGTTTGGATATTATGTCAGATGTGTATACGGTTTCAGGGCAAGAGGCTTTAGATCTTGGTCTTGAGGGCTCTGGTACTTTTTATCGATTTAATAGAAATGATGACGGCTCACTGACAAAGACACCAAAACAAGCAGCGTTTGATTCTCTGCCAACCATAAATGACCTAGAAACAAGACTTAAGAAAGGTACCGCGTTTGAACAAAGAGAGATTGGATTAGAGACAGGTGGGTCTTTAGCGTTTAACAGTATAGATATAGACAGAAATGAAACTAAAGCAAACTACTTACCAAAACTACAAGGTCAATATCCAGAAGAAAACATTAATGATTTGGTTGAAAATATAAATGCAAGATATAAAACAAGATATCCAAACAACCCGCCTTTAAGCGATTATGCATTATTAGAATTATTAAATAAAGTATTGAGGTAGCGTCATGGAAGATCCAAGACTTGATCCATTTTCGCTTATTCCAGAAGAAGACAAGGACGATTTAGTAAAAGATGTTCTTAATATAGACCCGCAAACAAGCTTACCAGAAGACACCCAAAAAGATGAATCAACCTTCATTGACACATTTTTAGATCTACCAGGAGCTGGGTTTGGTCCTTTTTCAATAAGGCAAACAATGCAATCTCCAATTTCTGTTGGAAAGTCATTGGCGGCATCCGTTAGGAAGGCACCATCTGGAGCAAAACTTTTTGCTAACAATCTCAGTTATCAACTCCAAGAAACAAAAATTAGAAAAGACATGGGTAAAACCCCAGACAGTTCTTCTTTTGGAGTTGGGTTTGGAGAAGGTGCTGCATCAAGACTTGTAATGTCTCAAGAAAAAAACTTAATAGAAGCAGCCAGAAAAGAAAAAGAAGAGTCATTTAATGGATTGCCGACTGTTGAAAAACAAAAAATTATAGATGGGTATGTAGAATTTTTAGAAACAAACACCGATCAATACAATCAATTAACCAAAAGAATGTCTGATATAGACAAGTCTATGGGATTAAAGAAAACAGAAAAGGCTTTGTCTGCTGGTTTTGATAGTTTATTTATGATGACACCAGGTATTTTAGCTACCCTGGGCACAAAAAATCCTGCATTTATGTATGGGATGATACCAGTGTTTGGTGCTTACGAGTCTTCAGCCTCATATAGACAAGCTCGCATGAGTGGTCTAGATCATGGTGCTGCAATGAGAAACTCTACACTTAATGCCCTGTCTGAAATGGGAACTGAGTTGGTTCCACTACCATTTGTTTCAAAAACAATGAAAAAATATTGGAAGACAAATGGCAGCACTGTTCAAACTTTTATCCGTGATGGTTTCACAACAGCCTCTTTAGAATTAATTGGCGAAAATGTTAATACAGTCTTTCAAGAAACAAACAATGCACTCAGCGGGGTGAATACTGACTTGGCTTTTGCATATGCAAACAAAGACAATCCAGCTTATGACGGTCCTTCTTGGGTTGATGTTATGCTTGATAATGCTTACATGACATCTATAGCCACTGTTGTTGGTGCTGGCGGAATGGTTAGCATGCAAGGTTCAGCAGCCTTTGCACCAGACATCAAGAAAGCATTGAACTCTTTAGACCCAAATCTTGCAAGAAGAATAGCAAGAGAATTAGATATTAATGCAAAACAAGTAAATGCAAATTACAAAGCAATTGATGATACATATAAGTGGCTTGATATTGGCAAAAGATTTGATCCAGGTAAATCAATTCTTAGAAAAGAAGGTGGCACATCTACTCCTATAGAGGATAGAACAGCTGAAGAATTTATTGCACCATCAAGAGAATACTATAATTTTGTGATGCCAGAAATGTTGGCTGATGAATTTCTTGCTGGACAAATTATTAAAAATAATCCTGTCAACGAACAGCTAACACAAGAAGAAATAGATTTAGCTGTAGACTTACAAGCAGAAATTGGTGAGCTTGAGGGTCTTGATTTAAAAACAATTTTAACAGAAGGTAAAAAGGTTTTAAATATTATGGGTTTAACAGAGGCTTTGGACCCGCAAACATTTGATGCCGAGATACAGAAAAGAATTAACGAATATGGTTTACAAATAGAGCAAGCTACAGATGAAACAAAGCTACAGCAGTTAAAGGCTGATCAAAAAACCTTAAAAGACTTTCTAATTAAAAAACAAATGCCACAAAAACCATTGGCACAAAAAACATTTAAGCCAGAATTTGGTGAAGACATAACCCTGTATGAGGGAGAGGCAGAAAGAAAAGCAAAGATAGGTGCAAACAAAACATTTATAGATCCAAAGATACAAGAGCCATCATCTCCAGATGCTGTAAATAATGTAAAACAAAATATAGTTTTAGCCAAAAAATTTGATAAAAATAATATGGCAACATTTACAGACACAGATGAATTTGGTATTAATTTTAAAGATAAAAAATACACAGACCCTGTTGATGAGTACGGAAGAACATTGCAAGGCGTTGGAGATCTTCCTTCTATTAGAGATTTTAATAATACTGAAGTAGACGCGGTATCAGAAGCTATTAATAATTTATTTGAAATGGGTCTTCCAAGAAAAGTTTTTGAGGGCATACCTTTTATTGGGGTGCACAGCAATCAGCTTGATTTTGAAATGCAAGAAAATACATCGCATGGACAATATTTTCCAAGCCCGTCTAGCAAATATATAACATTGTCGGCATCACAAATACCATCACAATTTGTAACACAAGAGACTGCCCCAGACTTTGGGTCTTTAAATCAAGATGACTTTAATCTTGGGTCTTTAACCGAGTTGCAGTCTACCTTGGCACATGAAATTGGTCATCATATAGATTTTGGTTTTGTTGAATTTAAACAATTTTCTGCTGAACAAGAACCTCTTACAGCATCATCACCGCTTTTTGAGCCTATAAATTTTAATTTTGAATTTGAAAATATTTTAAGAAAAAATAACAAAGAATCAATTTTGGATTTGACTGTTGAAGAACTAAAAAATTATAAATTTGAAACTGGTGGATCGGTAATGCAAGAGATGTTTAATCTTTATATCAACAATAGAGATTCACAAAGTCCGTATGCTGGACAAATATTTAGTTACCCATTTGATAAATTTTTAATTACTGCATATAAAGGATTTCCAGTTTTAGATAATGTGATTAGAACTGATAAAGAAGAGAGTACGCATCTTCGCTCTGAAGTATTCGCACAAATGGTGGGAATCAATTATACTAACCCTAAACTATTTGATAATTATCAAAATAGTAAAAAGCTTTTACAGGATATAAACAATGTCTTTATTAATAACGAATTATCACAAATTGGTAGGGGATTACGAAATGCGTTTCAATCATCTCGTTCCGATGCAGATTCTCAAATATACACCAAAAGACTCCCTTATAAAGAGGCTAAAAAAAGCTTTGGATACGAATCAGCCAGTGAAAGAATGGGAGAATCTCCAGTTAAACGAGACAGAGACGACATTCGACCTTCAATACAAGAATCAAACTATGTAGCAATAGGCGAACTTAAGCCTGATAAAAACAATCTCTATGCTGGTGCACCAAGAACAGGACCAGGACAATTTAAAAACACACAAAAAGACTTTGACAGTCTTGTAAGTGATCTTGTCAAAATGGCAGAACAAAAAGACTTATCACTACTTGATGAGAGCAGACACTGGTATCGAAATATAAATCAAGAAATAGATTCCCTTGTTGCTGGAGATCCAGCTCTTAAAGAAAATGTTTTAAGAATGTTGACAATTTATTCCTCGCAAACACCTGTAGAAACTAACTTAGCTTATACATTAAGATCTTTGGTGTCTTTAGCTAAGGGTGGAGATCCTCTGCCAGGATTTCAACCGCTTGCTGGTGAGTACGCAAAGAAAGCAATGGAAGCCCAAGATTTTGGTCAAAAATTAAACGGGGTAGGTTTTAAGCTACAAAGTTTTTATGAGAATTTAACTGCAAAAAATCCTAATGCTGTAACCATGGATACTTGGATGTTCAAAATGCTTGGGTTTGAAAAAGGTCAGGGAGCTATAGCAAACCACAGATACGGAACAGCAGTAATACAAAAAGCTACTGAGGCATATAATCAAAAAAATAATGACAATCTTACTCCAATGGAGATGCAGGCAGTTCTTTGGACATGGGTTAGAAATAAAGAAATGGCGGGTCAGGGTAAGACTGCTGAGTATATTGGTTATGAGACTTATTTAGATAAGGCTTCTGCTATTGTTACTGGTGAAGTAATACCAACAGAAAAACTATCAGAGTTTGCTTTTGCAGAAAAATTAAATGCAAGACAAAAAGCAAAGCTAACCAGAGAACTTCTAGAGGTAATAACAACATCTGAAGGAAAAAATAAAATCTTAGATGCATTGCCTGGAACGGGTTTATATAAGTTTTCCCACAGCTTTGGTGCCTATGATGGCAAAGTAAATCCAAACATATTAACAAGTTTAATTTTAGAAAAAGTTCAGGGACAACAACAATTTAGCGAACTAGATCTTTCTTATGCTGATGACTTCTTGAGAGCCTGGGGCTATGTATTTAGACAAGAAGCCATGCCATATTTTGTTTCTAATGAAAATATATCAGACGCTGATGCTTTTGATGTTAACAATGAGTCAGTTAATGTTGGGTCATACATTAAATTTATAGACACAAACGTCAACGCACCTTTTGAAATATCTGGAATATTAAGAAAACAACTACAAACAGCTTTTGAAAAAGTCGGTATTGATGGGTTTACACAAATGGGTCAAGACTCAATATCTGCTATAAACTTTAAATTTGATGGGAATGTCATTGAAGGTTTTAACGAAAAAGTAGAACAAGCATTAAGCTCTGTTGGCATAGAGGATGTTGGGTTTGCTGTTGAACACGATATAAAATATAATACGCAGTACCTAACTAATAATTGGAACGAGGATACAGATGGAGAAGGTTACATACAAGGACGACTTGAGGAAGGAAGCATACTTAAAGGGCTTGACGGTATCAGGTCAGAAGTTGATGAAGTCCTCTACAAATACAGAAACGAAATACAATCAGAAGGACCAGACGCAAACTTCCCAAGCACAGGATCAGAACCAGGAGCAGTAGGAAGACCCCTTGCAAAAAAAATAGTCTTGCCTAAAGATCAATTAGATAAAATTGATGAGGCTATAAATAACACACCACCAACAACACCACCAGCCCCACCAGGTGGAGTAGACCCAAATGGAAATTTTACACCTCAAGAAATTGGCACATGGGCTAATTTTGTAGAAGAGATGAATATAAAAGTTGCCAATAAATTTGGCAGGCTTTGGACAATAGAAGAAGATATTATTAAACAGTTTGGTGTTAATGGTGTTATTAATAGATTAATAGAGTCTGGAATAGATCCAAATAGTAGGGACTGGAGAGTTACAACACAAACAGATATTTTTTCAGGTCGTGCGAAAGATAAACTTAGAGATATAAGAGAAGATTTTTATATACCAATGTTAGAGTTTTTAACAGAAAAAAATATTTCTGAAGAAGAGTTTAATCATTTTATTTATAACTTACACGCACCAGAAAGAAATAAATATTTACCAACCCTTTTTGAAGAAAAACTTTTAGAAGCACAAATAGAATTAAAAGAGGTTGAGGCAAGTGAAACTTCTAGTAAACAAGATTTAGCAAATGCTAGAAGAAAACTTACTATCATTCAAAAGAAAATGACCAAGGCTGAAAGAGGATCAGGCATTTATACAGAAGATGCAATTGCAACTCTTAAAAAATACGGCGTTATTTTTGACATGAAAAAAATGAAAGCTAGAGGTTCATTAACAAAAGGTAAAAATTTATTAAAGGCATATGAAGATTATTTAAAGCCAATGATTGATAATACCAGGAGAACATATATAGACTCTGGTCTTATTCCTGAACAAACTGTATTAGACTGGGACGCAAGATACAATTACTATGTTCCACTCGTTGGCTTTGCAGAAGATACATTGATTGACCCTGAAACGGGGAGAGAGATAGAAAGACCAAAGTCTACAAACCAACGCATAAACACACAAATGACAGTATCGGGATCTTTGGTTAAAAAGGCTACTGGTAGGGAGTCAGAAGCAAGCTCTCCTTTACAGCAATCTATAATACAAGCAACTTCTGCTTCAATAGAAGCGGAAAAAAATAGAGTTGTAAAATCATTAGCGGACTTAGCAAGAGCTTTTCCTAGTGATCTATGGGAGGTTTCAGAAGATGCTGGTCAGGTTAAAAAAGTTGACGCTACTTGGGATCCTGTAAAGGGTAAGTCAAGAGTAGGTTTCAAAGAAGATGGGTTGCAAAAATATGTTGAGGTTTATGACAGAAGACTGGCACAAGGATTTGATAACTTTGATTCAACAGTTACCAGTGCTGGAATGAAAGCCATGAGGGCTGCAACAAGATATTTGTCAATGGTGAATACGTCTTTAGATCCAACATTTATGATTAATAATTTCATGCGAGATGTTCAAACTGGTTACTTTAATTTAATGGCTGAAGAACAAATTGAAGGCGGAAGAGCACAGGCATTAGAGATATCTAAAAAATACTATACAACCAAAAACATACTAACAAACGCAATTAATCTAGTAAAGTTTGAAAAATCAAGATCTCTTAACAAAGAAAATATAAAGATGGAGTTAGATTCTATCGCTAGAGAGGGAGTTGATATTACCCCAGAAGTTATTAAACAGGTTGAGAAAAAGTACGAACTAACACCAGAGCAAGTTAGAAAACAAATATTAGCAAGAAAATTTAAAGAGTTTGGTGGAGAGACTGGGTACATTGAGCAAAGAACAATGGATCAGTTAACACAGGAATTTCAAGACTTACAAGATATGTACGCTGGTAAATTTAAAGGAACTGCAAAACAAGGCGTAAAAAATGTCTTAGGTGTTATTGAGCGTATGAATATTGGTATTGAAAACGCAGCCAGGTTCACAGCTTTTGAGGGTTATGTTGAGTCTATGGGGGGATTTGAAAATGCAACTCCAGCGGTTTATGAAAAAGCTGCCGCACTTTCTAAAAACTTAACAATAAACTTTAATAGAATGGGAACAATGGGACCAAACATAAACGCTCTTTATATGTTCTTTAACGCTAGTATTCAAGGATCAGTAAATTTATTTAGGGGTCTTACTCCAAATAACTTTTCATCTAGAAAAGCAAAAGCCGCTGGTGCTCTTGCAATGACGGGTGCTGTTAGTGCTTTATATAATATTTTATTTAGCGAAGAAGATGAAGACGGCAGGCTTTATTACGAAAAAATTCCAGACTGGGAGAAGCAAACTAAATACATTATTATGTTCCCAGAGGCTCAGTTTGTAGATGGAGAGCTTAAAATAGAAAAGTGGGGAAGCGGGTCCAGATATAAAGTAATTGGAGAAAATGGTAGAGAGTATCCAATAGGCTTGGGGATCCCAATGCCATATGGTTACGCTATTTTTGCAAACACTGGAAGAGTTACAGTAGAGATGGCAATGGGTAATTTGTTAGACAACTATGACAAGTCTGTTGCTAAAGCAGGAATAGATCTTGGAGAATCTTTCTTACATAATTTTGCACCGTTATCAGTAGCACTACCAGACAAAAAAACTGACAAGCCATTAATAGCCGAGTTATCACCAACATTTTCTCCGTCAGCAATTAGACCTATTGCAGAGCTTATGGTAAACAGAAACTTTTTCGGCAGTAAAATTTATTATGAGCCAATGTTCAACAGCACTGATCCAAAATCGTATAGAGAAAGTAAAAAAGTTTTAGACTTTATTGAAAAAACTACACAGGCGGTTAACGATGCTACTGGGGGCAATGAGTTTTATTCTGGAACTCAAGACTGGGACCCAGCTGTAATACAACATCTTTTAGATGCGGCTGGCGGAGGTGTTTTTAGAACTGGTAGAAGGGGGTACAACTTATTATTTAGTTATGACAGACCAACTGACAGACAAACACTTATAAAGAGAAGGTTCATTGCTGGTGTAGACGATGGTGCTGATTATGAATTTTTTCAAGAAAATTTATCTAAAGTAGAAAGAATTGAAAATGCGTATAGAAAGCTTTCTGAATCATTAGATCCATCAGAAGATCCAGAACAATTTTTGGAAAGTCTTGGTTATGACAATAGCAATATCAGGTCCATAAGAGAGGTAGGAAATTTTCTTAATAAAGAGGCTACAAGAATGTATGGTAATAACAGCATACTAAGCGGAGTTGAAAAAAACATACAAAATCTTAGAAAACAACAACAAGAAGCAAAAGAGTTATATCAAGAAAATGATCCAGAATACTATCATGATGAATATGACAGGATTGAATTAGAAGTTTTAAGTGAAATGAAAAGATTTAATAAAGCTTTTATGCAAGCTTCTAAAAAGCGGGATTAGTAAACATACTATTGAGGGAGGTATGAAAAATAACCAACCCCGCTGAAGGTTTAAGTATCTAAGATACCAAACTATTGCTGACCTCACAAGCATCGCTAAGATAGTCCTTGGAAAGGTGAGCGTATCTATTCACTATATTAAAATCAGACCACCCACCAAGATGCTGTAATGTATGTAAGGGGGTTCCATTTTGCACATGATGAGTAGCCCAAGTGTGACGTATGTCGTGCCATCTAAATCCTTCTAGGTTTGCTTTCTTTAAAGCGTTATACCATCCAGTGTTAGAGGCTCTGTTAATCTTTCTGCCAGAATATGTGAAAACATACGGGCTTTCTTTTTTAATTGAATACAGAAGCTCTCTGCATTTCTTGTTAAGCGGGACCGAAAGACCTTTTCCGTTCTTTGTTTCAGTTCCATCTATAGAAATCTGATCTTTATTTATGTCATCCCATTTAAGATTAAAGCAGTTGGACATCCTCACCCCAGTAAGGAGGGAGAAGACAAAAGGTTTTTTTAAGTGCAGGGGGAGCACTGTATGTAAAACTTTAATGTCTTCCAGAGTAAAATACTTGGTTCTCTTAGGGAGTTCCTTTACTCTTTTAATCATAGGCTTGGTGTCCAACCACCCTAACTCTTCGTAGCCATACATGAGCACGGCTCTGAAGTAGTTTAAATATCTATTAACAGTTCCTGGTGATCCGTTTATCCCAGACCTTGCAATAGCTATTTGTTCTTTAGTAATACTCTTTATGTCCATGTCAGCAAACAAAGGATCAAAATATTTTCTATAGGTAAAATCGTTTTTACCCATTTTATTGAACCTGTAATATTGCCTAACAGTGTCGTGCCAAGTATTCATTATTTAATTAGTTTTGCTTGATGTATTACATCAATAAGATTCTCAATTCTTTGTCTGTAAACAGAAGCTTCGTCTGCTTTTTGCTGAATTGTTAAACCTTCTTTGTCATATATTTCTGAAATCTTAGACTCACAATGAATTTTAAGATTTTGTATGTCTTCTATTGTTATATCTATTACCATAATTCCCTCATAGTTAGTAATGTAAACATTGTAATTTGTTAAATTATCAAAGTCAAATAGTGTATTGTTTAAATAACTCTATTGGTATAAGGCATGCTATTTTCTTTTGTGCATCACCGCTACCAAGAATCTCTTTTGATTTTATATTGTTTATCATTATGCACTCAATAATCTTTTTAGGCTTAGCCCAAAGAATCTCTTTTCCCGTATGTATGATCCAGTAGTCAGCCTCTGTGCTTAATAGTGCTGATGGTTTATTAAACATGTAAAGCTCAATGATAATGTTTCCAGTCTCTTGACTCTTGTAGTCAACCTTAACTTCTACCTTTAGGTTTTTCTCTGCTACAAATATATCGTATGGTTTAAACTTACCAGGAACCTGTACTGCTGATGGGTATTTCTTTTTTATGGCATCAAGAACTAATTGTTCTAGTTCCTGACCAACCCTTAAATCTTTTTCAAATGCTTTATTGGTATCTGTTTTCAATTTTTGTAAATCCCTCCACCTATCTTCTTGTGATAAAACTTGTCTTATTTTAAAACCTTCAGCGGCATTTTTAATGTTTATGATTTTTCTTTGTTCTTCTGGAAGCTGGTTCCATTTGTTGATTTCGTCTTCATGTCGTCCGCATGTCTTGCATCTTGTATCACCTATCATCGTTGAACACACCCCGCCGTTGCACGGAGATCCTGATAGGCTACCTTCGCCTAGAATAGACGAGAGCCTCTCTGAGTGAGAGAGACTCTTTTCTAGTTTGTCATCCATCTTTAGTTAGACGGCTCTTCCTCAGCCTCTACAGCCTCTACCTCTTCTTGCTGTACAACTTCGTACTTCTCAGGTAACTTCTCGGTGAGCTGTCCCTGATCCACTTGATTTCCAAGCTGTACCAGTCTTACTATCTCAGTAAGCAAAGGCATGATTGTATTTGTATGAAATCCCAGAACATTTAACCTGTTCTTGGCTTCCTTGGATAAAGAGTCAATCTCATACTCTCTAGCCTCTCCGTCTACATTTAAGATAATGTTTTTATTTTCTTGTTGTTCCATTTTTGCTCCTTTTAGAATGGTAAATCATCTTCAATTGTACTTTTAGGAAAAACTTCATCAGTTTTTGGCTTAAAAGAAACATCGCTTTTAGGTTGTATGCTAAAGCTAAGGGCTGGGGATTTTTCATTAGCACCAGGTTTTCTTTTCCAAGCACTAACAAAAAAATCTTCACCTTTAACATTCAGTTCTCCCCTGAAGTCAGGATGTTTTTCCGTTTCCTTTTTGTCGTTTTTCCAGATCGCACCGCGATTAGTATTATCGTATGTCATTATATATTTTTCTCCTTATTAACCCAAGACTCTAAAATTTTATTTACCATATAAGCAATTTTTCTATCAAAGAATTTGTGGTCTTCTTTTTTACTTATTGCTATAAGTTTGTTGTAAACATCCTCTTCAATTCTTGAACTAATTGATTTTTTATTATTAGCCATTTTTTTATTCCTCTAGTAATTTGGTATAAATCCTTGAATCACCTTCAGATCTGTATTCTTCTAACACATCTCTTTCAATGTTCTGATCCTTGACCAGTCGACTATAGTTAATTCTGCCTCTAGCTTGTGTCATGTGACATTTCACTGAAGACGTACCAAACGCCCCGCCATGTTTTTTTATCAACATAGCAGACAATTCTTTTTTCCTAAGATCTAGGACAGAAGACTTGTCTTTGAGCTGCTTTAGTTCTTTTAATACAGTTGCAAGCTCTGATGTTTCATCAGTATCTTCAACCGTTTTATAATTAATTCCTGGTTCATCTTTATCTTCTGACCATCTTTCAATATAAGTAAGATCCTTAGATTTTTCGTTGTACCAGTCCATAAACTTTTGTGCTTTAGGTATATATGTTTGAGCCCACTTGGTGTCTCTTGATATCCATTGCTCAAAATATTCTGTATCGCTATACCATTGAAAGAAAAGCATTTCATCAATGTCCATGCATTCCATAGCCATTTGCATTTGATGCCAGTAGTTTCTTTTCTGTTCCTTTACGTTTGTACATGGCTTAGATTGCGGACATTTTATTTCTACCGCTGATATAGATCCATTCCTACCCTTAAGCATTATTCCGTCTGGTGATATGCCCATCCAATTGTGTTCAGGGTGAACAACAAAAGACGGCTGTGTTATTTTATATCCCATGCCAGCCAAAGTTTTTAAGGCTAAGGGCTCACTGTCAGTACCGTGCTTCATTGCAAACATAGCAAATTGATTAAAAGGGTCCTGTGTTAAATGGTTTGCCTCTCTAAAGATATCTCTTCCTAGTGCCTCCCACTGATCTCCCTTTGTCCAGATACATTCATCTACAGCCTTTGGAAGTCTTGTCCCAGTAATCCTGTTAGATCTTTGATCATGCCAAGCAGGGGTGCCTTGTTTTATCTGCACCATTATTTCACCGCCTTGCTATATATAAGATTTAATTGCACTCTTGTTTCTTTATCATTACTAAGCTCTGCAACCTTGTCATAGTTTTTAAATATTTGTTGTGCCTGTTCTTTAGTTTCAGCAGATTTGAGTTCTTTTTTGAAGTCCTCTATTACAGAAAACTCATCTTGATCCTGTTCAGGTTGTGAGGATTTATCAACACCCTCTAACTCTGGCTCTTCTATACCCTCAAACGGTACGCAGAATGTTTCAAGTAAAGCATTTCTGTAAGCAAAAGATCTTGCAGATTCCAGATCTTTTCCCTGTTGTGATTTGCTATGACCAACATATGATCTGTCTACATAAGACCCGTCATCAGTACAAACAAACCTCAAAGTTCCAACAACCCTTGTTAGTGTTGACCTACCATCATCTAAAAACTTAGTTGATACATTCAAGTCTGGTTGAACCAACGTAAGAACATTATTGTCGTGTAGTGGTTTAGAAAAAGATTGTATGATCTGATCTATACCCCTGTATTTATATTTTTGATAGCTATTCACACCTTCTTTTGCAATAGGGTTTGCTAGCATATGTTTTTGCACATTAGATAGTGCTGTGTATATTTTTTGTTTTGTCATTATAAAACCTCCGCAATGATTGTAATATTTAATTAATTTTAAAACAATACTTTACAATGATTATTTTTTTTAGTTAAATGTCTGCATGAGGGAAAAGCATGTCACTTGAATACATCACAAAAGTTTTAAAGGTTGAAGTCAATTCAACACAAAAATTAATTTTAATAGTTTTAGCAAACTACTCAGATGAGTTTGGTCAATCATATCCATCACACAAAAAATTAACTGAGCTTACAAACTTGTCTTTGTCAGCCATAAAAAGTAATTTAAAAAAGCTTAAAGAAATGGAGCTGCTCGATTGGGAAAGAAGAGATAACACGAGCAATCTTTATAAAATACAGGTATCGCCATATGCTGGCTACCCCCCGCCGTCAGGTGGCTACAATACTAAAGACTATACTAAAAAGATATATATATTAGATTTGGATAGGATTAATGAAATTTTTAAAGAGGTGACAGACAAGTCGTTCTATCAACATAGTGCTAACGCATTTAAGGCACAACCAAGATGGAAAGAACTGCGTGAACTGGGGAGAAAAGGAATAGTCTCGCCAAAGACTGGAAATAAAATAGATTTAGTAGCAGAAGATTTTTGGTTTAGTTATTTTCAAATAGCAAACTCAAGCGGTCATAGAAAATGGATAAGATCTTTTTGGGATAAGAAGCCACCTCTTACAACAATGTTAGGAATTAATCAGTTTGAAGCAATCATAGAGAGAAGATATGGATAAAGAAATATATGAATTAGAAGCAAATGTTATTGGTGCAATGATATTAAGTCATGCAAAGTTTCAGGACGCACAGGATCTTGGCTTGGAGCCAGAAGAGTTTGAAAGCGTTGCATACGGCAAAGCATATACAACCATGCTAGACCTTCGTGCATCAGATATGGTTACTCTTAGAAACAATATTAAAGATGATATTCTATTTGATGAAATAAAATATGCTGCAACCTATTGTATTAGCCCTGCTGGGTTTGACGGATGGCTTAAGCAAATGAAATACAAGACAGCTAACAACAAGCTTCTTAAACTATCAAAAGAAATACCAGAAATTGTAGAGTCAAGAACTACAATTGAGGAAAAGATAGATCAGGTCAATCAATCCCTGATAGATAATAAAATTATAAAAAACATTGGAACTCCAAAACCAGTTTCTGATATTTTAGACAGTGTTGAGGAAGAGATAAGGCTTGCTGGCACAGAGGATCAAAATGTTATTTCTACAGGATTTGGTGAAATAGATGAAAAGATCAAGGGCTTTAAGTCTGGAGATCTTGTTATTGTGGCTGGAAGACCAGGAATGGGTAAGACTACTTGGGCTTTAAACATAGCATCACATAATATATTTAAAGGTAAGACTGTCTTGATGTTTAGTTTGGAAATGACAAACGAACAGTTAATTAAAAAGATTATAAGCTCAGACTCTGGTCTAACAATAGACAAGATGATGTCTGGAGGAATGAGCCAGACAGAGTGGACAACCTTCAGGGACCATAAAGAAAAGTTATCTAAAACAAATCTATATGTCTATGATAAGTCACCAATTACAATAGAAACATTAATTAATAAAACTAAATCTATACAAGCGGTTAAGGATATAGATTTAATAGTAGTAGATTATTTACAACTACTAATGACATCAAATAAAGCACCAAGCAACTCTGATTCCAGAACTGCTTCGATGACTTATATTTCAAATCTTCTGAAAGGATTGGCAAAGGACGTAGGTTGTCCGCTAATTTCGTTATCTCAATTAAACAGGGGTGTGGAGTCGAGAACGGATAAGAGACCAGTTCTTTCAGATTTAAGGGACTCTGGTTCTATTGAACAAGATGCTGATATGGTAATCATGCTTTACAGGGGTGATTATTATGATTCACTTGAAACAGGAAACTCAGAGGTTATAGTAAGAAAAAATAGAATGGGTGAGCTAGGAGAGTTTGAGCTAGGGTTCGATGGAAGTCGATCTAAGTTCCTTGATCCAGCAGACATCGCATTCGGGAGAAGAAAAGAATATGGACAGATCTGAGAACTTTCACGAACAACTAAGAGCAATTATACCAAAAATATCTGAGGCAAGAGTCAACGTGCTTAAGTCTGAAGTAAATCTTAAAAGAGTTTTTTGGATAGAGCTTTGCCAAGCCAAGGAGGATGGAGAGCGTAGTTACAATGCTCAAAAATCTAAAGCAGAGGCTACTGAGAGCTATTATGAGGCATCCTTACACGTTGCAGGTGCTAAGGCTAGCCTTGATGCTTTGCAGACAGAGAAGCAGGCTGTTGATATGCAGTTTGAAGAGTGGAGAACAAAAATGGCTAACCTAAGATCAGAGAGGAATAGATATGGAGCATAATACCTTTAAAGATTATTGCAAAATGATGTACGAAGAGTGCAAAACTGAGAGAAGAAAACATAACGAACCTGAAATTACATACAAGGAATACGTTACAAACAATAACAAAATGTTACTTAAGGACTATGCGAGGAAGATCACCAACTAAAAAAGAAAAAGAGTGGATGGATTCCATAGCCAATTTTGGCTGTGTAGTCTGTCATTTGTTTTATGGTTGTTACTCTCCCGCAGAAATACATCACATTGACGGAAAAACAAAACCGCAGGCACATCTTTTAACCTTACCTCTTTGTTATAAACATCACAGAGAGGGTGCAAACAATGACATGTATGTTTCACGGCATCCTTTTAAAAATGAATTTGAAAGAAGGTACGGGAAGCAAACAGATTTACTGGATAGACTTGTAGAACTAATAGAAAATGACTGAGGAAAAATTATGACAACACGAGAAAGGCTTGGGGGCTGGCATGGTGGAAAGGGAGATCGCGACAGGGTTTCCAATAAAGATAAGTTTAATGAAAACTTTGATAAGATTTTTGGGGAAAAGAAAAAAAAGAAGGATAAAGAATGCAAAGAAAAAAAACAGAAATAGATTATAAATATAACGAAGCAGATCTTATAGAAGAGTTTGCAAAATATGTGGACAAGACTTATGACCAGCATTATTCATTAAACAGGTTTCAAGCCACAGAGTTCATAATGGATAGTGGGCACGGTGAAGGGTTCTGCATGGGTAATGTGATGAAATATGCACAACGCTATGGCAAAAAAGAAGGAAAGAACAGGGCTGATATACTTAAGGTGATTCATTATGGGTTCTTTGCTTTATACAATCATGATCTGCACAACAAGAAGTGAAGCACACAGATCAGACAGGTCAAATAAACATATTACAATACGCACATAGAATTAGTCTTTTAAAATCCCATCAGGAGCGTATGAACTATCTTAGTGATATAGATGAAAATTTTATAGATTTGGTATATCTTACATCTATGCAAATGGGAATCGTCAACACCATTGCTGAACTTCCAACGCGGGAGGAAAGAAAAAAAGCATGGGACGAACTACCAGAGCATACAAGGTCTATGAAGGGCATGAAGGATATGGTCTATCATAGAGTAGTAAGAAAATTTAGGAGTACATAACATGCCACAAGGAAAAGGAACATACGGAAAAACAAGAGGAAGACCCCCAATGAAAAAGGGTGCAAAGAAAGGCAAAAAAACTAAAAAGTAATGCCTGCTAAAAAACCAGGAAAGAAAAAGTCCACTGTTAATTCTGCTGGTAACTATACTAAACCAACTATGCGTAAAAATCTTTTTAACAGGATCAAGGCTGGATCAAAGGGTGGACGGGCTGGACAGTGGTCCGCAAGAAAAGCCCAGATGCTAGCAAAAATGTATAAAGCAAAAGGCGGAGGATACAAGTAATGATAGGAAAATTATTTGACAGATTTGTTGAATGGAGTCTCAACAGGCAGGAATCACGCCTAATGAAAGAGCCAAAGCCAAAAAGAAAAGTTTCTAGAGTTAGAAGGAAGGCAAACGCTAAGAAAAAGAATGCCACTTAAGAAACAACAAAAGTCTTTAAAAAGATGGACCAAGCAGAAATGGAGAACTCCAAGCGGAAAGAAGTCCTCAACTACTGGAGAGGTCTACGCCCCAGCTAAAACAATTAAGAAACTAAAGTCCACAGCCAAAGGAAGAAGCAAGCTAGCACAGGCAAACAAAAAGAAAAGACAAGCTACCGCCAAGGGCAAACAACACGCAAGACATGGTTTGCACAAAGGAAAGAAAAGATAATGTCTAAAAAAGATTCAAGGCTTACAAGAGCTGGCGTTAGTGGTTTTAATAAACCTAAACGAACACCAAGTCATAAAACTAAATCACACGTTGTAGTAGCCAAGCAAGGAACCAAAGTAAAAACAATTAGGTTTGGTCAGCAGGGCGTGAGCGGGGCGGGAAAAAATCCAACCACCGCAAAAAACAAAGCCAGAAAGAAATCATTCAAAGCAAGACACGCCAAAAATATATCAAGAGGAAAGATGTCTGCCGCTTACTGGGCAAACAAAGTTAAATGGTAATATGAAAATATTCCTTGGTTCACTTACCAACATTGATGACACATCACAAGAATTAATCATAGTTGCTCCAAACTGGGAGGAGGCGGAAGAGGCACTGCACGAAGTAGGATTAGATCTTATGGGTGAATTAAGTGAGGTTTTCGTTTATCATAAGGACGGTAAAAAAACCATACACTGATATGAGCAAAAAAGAAGAGCTTCAAAAAAAGTTTCTAGAAAATGGACACGACAGAGTTATGATCAGATGGATACCAAGCAACCCTCATGGCAGAAAGCACAAGGCAAGCGGATGGGTATACAAAATGAGTGGAGATGCTGAGTGGTCAAAACTTGGAAACAACTACGAAGATTCAATAAAAGAAATAGATTTACTTTAGATCAAGCAACACGTCTGATACTGAAGCAACAGCCATCATTGCTTTTTTAATATCTGATTCTGTCAGATCATTAGGATAGTTATCAAGAATTAGTTTTTCTTGATAGTGAAAGCCGTTCTCTGATTTCAGATCTCTGGCTATTTTTATTATGGCTTCTTTTATTAACATGGAACCTACTAGTCTACCAAAAAGAAAAATCAATAACAGTCTTGACATTTAAAAAAGGCAAAAAAAAGCGAGGTAATTACCCCGCTTCTCTTTTAATTTGTTTACTTTTTCTTTTTATATTCCTCCTCGTATGTAGTAAACCTTCTTTTACATTCCAGACATTCTCGTCTGCGTTTGTTGACTGATCCGTCAACGTACTTGCGTACATCTACAACTCTGGAGTTGCCGCCACATTCTGAACAAGTCATTACGCTACCTCCTCTGGTCTATATTCCCAGACACTTAAGTCACCAACAAGATCGCTAGTAACAACATCAAGCAAGGCTTTGGACAGCCAGTAGGCATCAGACTTTACCCAGTCCTCATGCTCGCAGGACTGATACATATAGCACTTGATCATGCCGTAAAGGTCTTTGGTACTTACCTTGGGGTAGCCACTGGTTCTTGATTGACATTGATTGATGTAAAGCAGAACCATGCTTTCATCAAACTCATTGTCTTTGCCTTCAGGGTTCCATGTAAAGAAACTCTTCCAGTTATCAGGATACCTAGCCTGTAGGCTTGTAACATTAGCCCTTGCAAGTATCTCAACCGCCTCCTGCGGGGAAGAAAAAGAAATCCTCTCCCTCGTTACTAAGTTATAGGCATGACTAACAATCTTATCACTAGACATAGGGACGCTACCGTTCCCAAAGAACTTACCCATCTCACCCATATGATCTGCATTACATAAATACGCACTCATTATTTCACCTCCTTGTTTGTAAATAATCTTATCCAATTACTGCCGTCTGTCTCTCTATATCCATTATTTGTTATGTAAGTAGGATATATCGCACAATACATAGTTCCTTTTCTATAGTTTCCTGTGTCTGCTCCTGTTTCATCATGGCACTCAACATCAAAAAACTTTCCGCCTACTTCTATTTCAACCCAATCTGATTCACATCCTTGTTTGTCTTTACAAAATTTGTTAAATATTTCAGAAGCTTTGCTTTTAGCTGTTTCAAGTTCTTGTTTAGTTATCCAATTAGTCATTATTTCACCTCCATTTGTTTGTGTTCTTTGGCAATAGCATCTGCTCTACCCATTAAAAATAATTCATAAACCTTTTCTCTGTCTAGGCTGTCTCCACCGCTCCATAGATTAGGAAAATTTGTTTTATACATTTTTAAATACTTGCACGCCTCTAAGGGTGCTATGTCATCTCCACTATCACGATAAAAATCTAGAAAGTAAGAAACAAATTTAGAGTTCTGATTATTTAGGCTCATTATTCACCTCCTCTATTGAAATTACGGTTTCTACTGGCTCTTCATTTGCACCATTCATCCATGCAAACATTAAAGCTTTTTTAGCCTCTTCGTGTGTTTTTTCATGTACTTCTATTTTGTAGGTCTTTGTGACCACAACTTCAAAGTCGTATCTTTTATAATCTTTCATTGCTTCTTTTAAGTTCATTATTCACCTCCTTGTGTTATTAAACCTTGTTCTATTAAACCCATTGCAGTTCTACCAAACCAGCCCTGAAGTTGCCAAGCCAGACCAGTGTCAACTAAATGTTGCCATGCCTCCCTGACTTGATCCTCATGATCAGCTGGAATGAATCCCTCTGCAATACCTACAGCTGTGTAGTTATCCATTATGATTGCCCTCCATTTTTTCTTTGTTCAAATAAATACGTTCTGTACTTTTGCCTAACAACGCCCTCAAAATCTCCGTCAGGATCAATTGCATACTGGCTCATGTGATCATATAGATTCTCTAAAGCATCCCAAGTAGTAACTTTTGCATCTACTAAGATTTGCTCCATGTCTTCTATTGATCTTTTCATTTTCATTTCTATTGTTGTCATATTCCCTCCTACGGTTTGTTTGACTAAGACCTCCTCGATTCGCGGGGAAAAGAGAAGGTTTCGACCAATCAGGTCTCATCAGTTAGCCTATGAGTGATAGTACATATCCCAGCTACGAACTATGTCATATATGTTGTACTCAGAACCATTCTTGATAGCCTCAGCAAGATCATTGAAGACCGCTGATCTGTACTCATATCTGTCAGGCTTGTTAATGGTGTAGCCCTTGTCCATGAAGTAAGCAAAGGATTGGACCAGTCCATGATCCTTGGACTGCTCTTTAGTGATCCATCTAACCATGTCTTCTGCTTGATCATGGAATGATCTTTTGAGCTCAACATAATTCAAGAAGTTTGTGTGCTCACGTTGAATAAGCTCATCTTTCTCACACTTGCCCATGATCTCAGTAGCAATAACCATTTCTTGTTCCCAAGTTATTTGAGCATCAGTTTTAGTATTTAGTTTTGTCATATTTACCTCCCAGTAATTGTTTTGACTAAGACTCCCCGTAGGGAGTTTCGCTCATTGAGAGCTCATCAGTTAGCCTGCTTTGCGTATCACCTCCTCTTGTAACACTCTTGGGTTATTAAACTTCTTGAAGCCATAACTGTCGCAGAAATAAAAGTTACCCAGATCATCTTCAACAATGTCACCAACGCTCAAGCTGTGAAAGTTTGTATGCTTGACGATTGATGATGCTGTATCAAGTGCATAATCAGAACCAGAGTTAAGAGCAACAAAAACATCTTCAGGATTGTTTCCCTCGATCTTTACATCACAAACATGCGTGTAATGTTTGAAGTAGGAATCACTCCAATCTTTAAAACCCATCATTGTTTCTAATTTTGCTTTGTACTCAGGGTACTTCTCACCAGCAGAAGTATGGCTCTCACCATCTGTATTAACAAAGTCATAGACCTCATTGCTTACTGTTATTTGATATACGTTAAATGTTGTCATAATTGCCTCCTTGGCTGTTTGTTTGACTAAGACGCCTCACGGCGTTTCGACCAATCAGGTCTCATCAGTTAGTCTTGAACCACTTGGTTTAAATGAAAATTCATGTTTTCTTGGTATTTTGTAAAACCACTAGAAGCTATTTCTTGTGATTGGATTAACCAAGCAGAAAATACTTCTTGCGGGCTTAGTGCAACCCAGCGAGTGTTATCAATGTACTCAAATACAGCCTCAAGAATTCCAACATATGTTGCATCGCTTGCAGGTTTACTTTTGTATGCCCATACATACATAAGGATAATGCTTGAAAGTGTTGGCTTTTCTGCATGCTTCATAGCGTTAGCTAGTATTTCGTTATTAGTTGTCTGTCTTAATGTTGTCATATTGCCCTCCTTTGGGTGTTTGTTTGTAAACATTGATTACATATTAATGCCATACGATATGTAGTGTCAACAAATATCTGCAATTATTTTTTTGATCTATAGAAATGTTTGTCTTGATCCTGTATCTTTATTTCATCATCAACAGAACTTTTATCTGAAAGAAATGGATACATCAGGAATAGAAATGCGTATAGCAAACCTTGAGAAACATATGGAAGAGGTACTTTCATTTGTGAGGCACATACCTGTGCTTGAGGAAAGAGTTGGAAGATCATTAAGCCAGTCTTCAGATCATGAGATAAGACTCAGAACTCTTGAGAAATCACAAATGAGAGACAACGTGCAATCAAAGTGGGCTGAAAGAATTATTGGCGGTGTTGCAATTGGTTCTATCATGGGAATTGGCGGAGCAATATTTACTTATGTTCTTTAAGAAAAACGAACCAGAGGCGATACTTGAAAGATTCGCATATCTACCAGACGGAACTCTTGGCAAACTAACAATAGATGATCAAGTCTTTTGGATCGCAGAGCGTCCGTGGCGGGGAAATAAAAAAGAGGTCAGCTGTATACCAACAGGCACATATACATGTAAGGCGTATACATCAAAAAGATTTGGCAACACGTTCGAGATCACAGACGTAGAAGACAGAACATACATACTATTCCATGTAGGCAACTTTCCTGAGAAGGACTCACACGGATGTCTTCTTGTAGGTGAGAGCTTAATGAAAGGAACCACCGCAGTATCATCAAGCAAGGTGGCAATGAAACGATTCAGGGATACACTCCAAGATGTCAAAGAGTTCGAGATCGAAGTCAAAGACACAACTCCATACGACTGGTCGTAAGACTAGAACATGCACAACTTGCAAAACCTGCAAGGACATAACGAACTTTGAAATAAGCAAAGGATATAGAGCTAGGAAGTGTAAGGCGTGCCGTTCCGCGGGGAGAAGAAAAAGAATGACAACAAGCCCGTACTCTTACATAAGCAACCTATACTCACAGTTAGCATATAGACGTAAGAAGACACACAACTTTGATATAGACAGAGACGACTTATACCGTATATACGACAAGCAAAAAGGTAGGTGTGAATACACAGGAGTATCAATGACTCATATCAAGGATGGAACAGGCTATCACCTATCAAACATCTCTATTGATCGCATCAATAATGATCTTGGATATGTGCAAGGAAACATAGCTCTGGTGTGTCTGTCTTGTAACATGATGAAGTACACGATGGAGTTAAAAGATTTGGTCAAATGGTGTAAACTAGTAGCACTACATAACGAGGAATAACTATGCCAATTAACAACAAGACAATGAAGCAAAAGAAAGAGGAATTTGTTCAGCATTATTTGATAACAAAGAACGCAACTGAGTCAGCCAAAAGATGTGGATACTCAGAGAGGTCTGCTTACAATAGTGGGTACAGATTGATGAACGATGATGAGGTCCAAGAAATGCTTGCAAAAGAGTTGTCAGAGTCCAAGGAACGCAACCTACAAGACCATGACAGCATCATAGAGCAACTCAAAGCAGAAGCCCTTGGCGATGTAGGCGGTCACACCGCAGGAAGCCGTGTCAAAGCCTTAGAGCTACTCATGAAGTATTACCAGATGATTGATTCCTCTTCTAAGTTAGAGGTTTCAATGAAAGATTCTTGGTTTGAGACTTTAGATTTTGCCAGTAAAGAGGATCACCTTAATTAGGTGACACTTTCATCAATATCATCATAGACCTCATCAAGAACCCTTTGTTTATAAGGGGCGGGAGTGCTGGACAAGGTACCTCATATACATATACCCATATCCCTCTCCCTCTCTCTTCCCCAAAATATAAAATATATAAATAGGGGGGGCATGTATTTATGGACTTAGAAAGCAAAAAACCAGAAATCAAAAAAATTATAAATACCTTTAAATCGAATTTGCCTCTTTACGCAAAGCACTGTTTAAAAATTATAAATAAACAAGGTAAGTTAATTGAGTTTGAGTTCAACGAAGCACAAAAAATGCTAGATGAACAAATTAATAAACAAATAAAAGAGCGTGGGCACGTCCGAATATTAATATTAAAGTCCAGGCAAACGGGTATATCTACATACTGCCAGGCAAGAGGGTTCTGGAAAACAGTAACAGCACAGAATCAGAACGCCGTAGTGGTATCACATCTTAATGAATCCACAAAAGCTATCTTTGGAATGGTCAGAAACTTCTATGACAACCTACCACACCCAATAGTTACACCAGAATTAAAAGAGTCTACTAGTAATTCAATGGCTTTTACCCACGGATCAAGATGGAGAATCGCTACAGCACGAACGGGAGAGGTTGGAAGGGGTTGGACTACTAACTATCTACATGGTTCTGAGGTAGCCTTCTATCCAAACGCAGATATTATTCCAGGATTATTACAAACAGTCCCCGAAGCAGAGTCCGAAATATTACTTGAGTCCACCGCGAATGGAGCAGGCGGTTGGTTTTATGACGCGTGTATGCGTTCACTGCGTGGTGAAGGCGAGTGGGAAATATGTTTTATCCCGTGGTACATGATGTCTGAGTATAGAAGGAAGGTAGATCCATACTTTGAGCTAGAGCGTGAAGAGGAAGATATTAAACGTATGTTTAATCTTGACGATGAGCAGGTAATGTTTAGACGATTGAAGATGCAGGAATTAGGTGGCGAAGATTTATTCAGACAGGAATATCCGTCCACCCCGCAAGAAGCGTTTTTGACTACAGGTAGATTGTTTGTTGAGCCCAAGTTTATAGATCAGGCGGCAGTAGAGTGCTACACCCCCGTTTCCCGATTTGACGTGCGAGATACAGAGTTCGTACCACATGCAAAAGGGCTACTAAAAATTTTCGAGAATCCAAAGGATTCTCTAAGGTATTGTATTGGAGTAGACGTTGCGGAGGGATTGGAGCATGGAGACTACAGCTGCATCCAAGTCCTAGATCATATGGGGTGCCAAGTTGCAACCTGGTCTGGACACGTTGACCCCTTCGACCTAGCCTACATAGTTTCCAAAATCGGATTGCACTACAATAAGGCGTGGACATTGATTGAAAGAAACAACCACGGTCTAACTACAATAAGAAAAATACAAGAACTTAATTATCCAAACCTTTATGTACAACAAACCGTAGACGATGCGTACACCGATAAGTTAACAAGGCGTGCAGGGTTTTTAACAACAAGCAAGACAAAGCCTCTAATTATTGATAACTTAGCACACTTACTGAGACAAGGAGAAAGTGGTATAGTTGATA